GTTTATTAATATTCACCCTACCTGGATGCCCGTACGGATATTTGTAAAGTTCTTCGTAAAAGGAAATATTATTTTCTAGCCACCTTGTTTCCCCGTATCGCCGCGCTTTCTTACTTTCAGCTATATACTTCTTACGATCTTTAGTTAGATACTTAATCTGATCTATAAGCTCCGGTCCTGTTTTAAACTTATAAAACGCATTAGAGTATGTAACAATATCTTGACAAATCGTTGGTATACCCATACAGCAACCTTCAATAAACTTCAAATCACTCTTCGCTTTATTAAAATTATTAACCGCAAGCGGAGCATATATTAACTGAGGTTTAAGGGCTTGAATTTTATACGGATAACTCATAAGTGTTTCCCATGAGTGAAACTCTATCTTACCAGACTGTATTAAATCTCTCAATGGAGCAGGATACCCTCCAAAGAAAACCCATTGAAAATCATTAACAGTTTTTCTTATCACATCATTAACATGCTCGAAATCATCTTTATGTTTTACTCTCGAATCTACATCAAAATGAGCTCCTGAACCGCAATATAATATTCTTGGTTTTTTAATATTATCTTCGTAGTTTTTTGATACTGTAGTTTTTTCATAGAATCTATCCATCCAAAACTTAGGAACAAAATTAGGAATAACCGTTACTTGCTCGTGACCAGTCTTATCTTTGAAGTAATCCTTCATAAACTGATTAGTGACAGTCATCTCATCAGCCATAAGCATTATCTCCATAGAGGTTTGTCTTATCTTAGGATCTGCAAATGCAGTTCTAAATTTATTATACTCAGGTATATCTTCAATAAAAATAATATCATCAATTTCATAGATAATATTCATCTTATCATTTTGACTTTCCTTTATTTTCGTCACAAAAGACATAAACTGCTTTTGAGATTCAGTAGCTTGTCTTTGAATTCTAATAGCTTTTACATCTGCGTAAAAACTAGGATCAGCGATCATAACCGTACCACCAGAGATATTAAAAGACTGATTAACTCTTAATAAACTCTCAGGCCAGATCATACGCCAATGACCACAGCCAGAGTAATCTGCATAAAAATTTAAAACCCGACTGAGATTGTTTTGCTTCGCTTGAGCATCTGGTTTGTATAGCTTTGTATTAATATTACCTAACACGCTAGTAGATTCTACCCTACTAAAAGGTTTGCGGCTTACGACATTGAAAGATAAATTACTTCCCCGGAACTCTCTTTAGTAGATTCTTTCCTATGAGAAATTATATAAATACCTTCCTTATATTGATCTACCCGCTCTTTAAGTATTTTAATAACAAGTTCTACACCCTTTTCATCCAAAGATGAATCCAGTAATTCATCAAACATAACTAAATTATAAGATACATCACCCTGCATTCGTCTTATGTCCATAAAAGTAAAAAGACATGCCAGATCTATATTTTTACGTTCTGCGCCTGAAAAGTTAAAATAAGAACATTCTTGACCTTTATCATTTTTAATCTCTTCTTCAAAAAATTCATTAAACTTACAAACACAATTTGCATCCATTTTATCTAAGTAATATAGAAGTCTATTATTAAGTATGTTTAGTATTTTCTTTACTATGTAAGACTTGACTCCTTCTTCAGAAAGTATAAACTTAACAAACTCTAAAATCTTATTATTTTTAGATAGGGTTTCAACTTGCCCACCTAATATAGATACTTCTTTAGAATATTTTTCTAACTGATCGTTTAAATCACTATAATTAGCTGACGTATCATTTATACTAGCTATCTCTTTATTAATCTCTGCTATCTCTTCTTTTAAGTCGTCTATAGTAGACTTTACTCTCTTATTAGATTCAACAGCAGCTAGACATTCTTTAAGAAATGATTTACATTTATCAGACTCGGATATATATGTAGATTTTCTTACCTTTAAATTATCTATCTGTACATATATGTCTTTGATATCTTCTTCTCTTGCTTTAATATCATTAGTGATCTTATTTTTTTCTTCTTCTATATGTGTTCTATCGTCTGAAGATATCTCATGCAAACATACAGGACACTTAGATAAATCAGTACCTATACTCTTGTATGTTTTTTTATACATTGTTATCTCAGCTTCATAACCCATTCTTTTGAGATGAAAATTGTCTACAGTTTTTTGTATTTCTGATACTTTAACATCAAAGTCAATTTTCTTTTCTCGTATAGACTCAACTAATTTTAGATCTGGTTCTGTTATTTGTTCTTGTAGTGTTATAATTTTTTTATTTTTACGATTAATATCTAAATTACATCTATCAATTTTATTATTATTCTCTTCTTTTTTATCCTTTAATTGTTTAACTGTTATATCTTTATAATTATTCTGATGTACTAATTCCTTATTGACTGACTCATAATCCCTTAATACATCATTATGTTCAGTTCTTGCGACTTGAAGCATTTGAGAAAATACTTCTAACTTAAGTATACCCTCAATAAATTTTCTCTTTTCTACCTTCTTTTGAGCCATAAAGGGTAAAGTTGTATTGAGAGACATAATAACACAATTCTGAAATAGCTCTGCAGAAGCTGATAATAGCTCTTTAATTCTATTTGTTGTATTAATTATAGTACTCTCGGTTTTATCTTCATCATTTATATATAAAAAGCATTTTGTAGGTTTGAGAGTTCTTATAATTTTATAATGATTTACATCTTGGCCTTCTGTTATAGAGAATGAGAGCTCTACGTGTGTCCCTTTTTGTGTAATATTGTTAATGATATTACCCTTAGGTATTTCTCTTATTGTCTCCCCAAAGATAGCAAAGTGGATACTATCAGCTATAGTACTTTTACCTACCCCATTCCGTCGATCAAGTTTATCCTTGTTAGTACCGGTGATGACACTAATACCTGTTTTGAAATTTACTTCAACTAAATCATTACCGACAGATAGAAAGTTTTTGAGTTTTATAGAATTAAAATTAACGTGCTTCATACAAATTGCTTATATATTTCAATTGTCTTTTTAATAACATCTACTTTGTATTCATCATCTATTGTATTTTCAATATATTCTATAATACATTCTCTAGTATTCAAATCAGATAACTCATTAGTAAACAGGTTGTCTTCTGGGTTAAACTTATAAAGATAGTCTACTGTTAAATCTACTGGATTGTATGTATTAACCTTTGCGATAATATTATCTAGATCTTTAATTCTAATATCATTATCTACATAAAGTTTAAGTATAATATTATCTAGTTTATCTTTATATTTTGGAAGATCAGTAATTTGACTTGTTTTAATTTTAACATGCTCTGGGGAAATATTATTAGGTACAAACTCGAAATTCAACTTATCTAAATCAATAATATAGAACCCCTTTCTATCGTTTATATCACCAAAGTCCATCTCAAAAGTATTACCTGCATATACTATAGTACCATTATCATATTTCCTTTCTTCTCTTTTATGAAAATGGCCAGAGAATATTAGATTGGTTTTATTTAACAGATCTTTTGAATTAAAACCAGATTCACATACTTTGTAGTTATTGTATTTAAAGTTTTGAATCTCGAAGTGACCAAAAATGATATCAGCAGATTGAATATCATCAATCTCTGTACCCCAAGGACACATCATTAGATTTTTACCTTTCATTTTTATTAATTCAGGTACATCAATAATTTTAATATTATTTTTAGAATTAAGAATAGATAAGGAATTAACAGTACTATTATCCTTATAGTAAGAATCGTGATTACCGGTAATCATCGTAATTTTAAAATCCTTAAAGAGATCTAAAATTAGATTAGCAGTATGTAGACATTTTACATTAACCTCATCTCTATAATGAAAGAAATCACCACCAAATACTATTTCATCTATATTTTGGCTCTCGAGTTCTTCCTTGTACCACATGGCCCACTTATGAGCGATAGTGAGCCACTTTTCACTATTTTGATGGACCCCTAGATGAAGGTCTGTAAAAAATGCTATGCGATTATTCATTAATCGTTAAAGTTACTCTCTTCATCAGGTAATCTCACATACACTCTACCACTACCTTCTTCACACATAGTTTCTTCATAAACTACTTCTTGATATTCATTGATTGTTTGCTTATATCTCTTTTCTTTTTTGATTCTATTAATAAAAGCATGATAAGCGATAGTGGTAAAATATGAAAAGGGATTCGAATGAGATTCAATGTTAAACTTTTTATGTTTGAGTGCAGTAAACATCTTAACTACAGCATCCCCTACCATTTCATCCTTATAGGTGTAATTGATAAAATTAGTCGCATAGCTCAACCCTATAGCAATCTTGTTTACAGATTCAGCTAATGAGTCAACTAAATCATCAGTCTCATAGAATGTTTTGATTTCATTGTAAAACTCTTTAGGATTTACATAGAACTCTTTCTTCTTACCTTTCGAAGTGTTTGGTTTGCTCATATTTTATATTTTCAGATTTATAAAGTTTTTTCCGCTGCTCTACATGACGTTGACCATATACAAGATTATCAGCTATATCGAATATTATAAGCTGCTTCTTATCTTTATGCAAGCGTAGACCTCTACCTATACTTTGAATAATTCTTATTTTTGCCTTACCACCGTTCGCGAAAATAATATAATGTAGATTTTTAATATTAATACCAGTAGAGAATATTTTAGATATAGCTATAACTACAATATCCTGATTTGTCTCCATAAGGTTTTGTATTTTTTTACGCTCTTCAATTTCGACATCTCCTTGAATAAAGAATACTCTCTTATCCTCACAAGCATTAGTAAGGTATTCAAATAATATTTCCCCGTGTTCTATATAATCAATTAGTATAAGAGTATTATTATCTAAGCGAGATGTAATTTTACTTATAAAATTATTTCTATAAACATTAGTTTTTATATACTCGCCTTCTTGTAAATAGAAACTAACTGATGATTCCTTATCATAAATCTTTGAAAGTATAGTATTATAATTAAGTTGAAAGATGTGTACCTTAGCGGGTGTTACATAATTATCTTCTCTTAGTTCATATGCTTTTCGCTCATATAGTTTAGGTCCGATCTTACCGAATATGTTCCATTTGTCTAAAGGTTCATCTGGAAGGGTTCCAGTAAATCCAAACTTATGTGTTGTTGGAATACCTTTAATAATTTTATTAATCTTATTATCTTTGCGAAGTTTATGAGTCTCATCGACAATGAGTATATCTATATTTTTCAGCCACTTTATATTACTTTTTTCGCTTTGTAATATACCCATGTTAGCGATAATAATATTAGTATTGTTGTTAAGTTCATTATTACCTGACCATATTGAATGTGAGAAGCCTACTTCATACTCATTAAAATCTCCATGAGTTTGATTGACTAGACCTAAATCTGGTACTATTATTAATCCCTTAAAAAACTTATTAACATTTTGATAGTAGTATTCTATCAAGCTTGCCATTGTAAGTGTTTTACCACCAGCAGTTGCTAATACTACAGTACCTCTTCCTGCGTTTATACATCTATCAACTATCTCTTGTTGATAATCTCTTAGTTCAAAATTAAGTTTATAATCATTTTTAGGGGTAGGTAAATTAGGACTGAATAATTCTAAGACTTTAGATTTTATTTCCCAATCTATAGAGTGTTGTTTACAATAACGTATAACTTCTCCTATAAGACCTATATCCATCTTTCCTTTAGGTGTTATAGCATATACTCTATCCTTTATAAATCTAGATCTACCATGACGTTGAAATTTAGCAGCTTTGTTTTCGATACTGAAGTACTCTCGTATAACGTCAAACTCAAGGCCAACTACCGCGCATTGATTAATATTTAAATATTCGAATTCTATCATTGTAGTTCGAGCTTTTCTAACTCGATTAAATTTTTAATATCCCATTGAATGTTATTAACTATATTTTGTATTTTCTCTAAATACTCTAATAATAATTCTTCTTGTTCAATCTTACTATTAATATCTAATATAGATGTATTTTGTTGTATAGATTTTTCTGCTATATTAACATTAATCTTAACTGGGGAGTTTTCTATATAATTTGAAACTAATCGATTACTTAGAGTTCGTTTCTGGGCCTTGAGTTTTATAAGCTTACGTTTGTGATTAATATAACGAGCTGCCCACTTATGC